GTTTTAAATGTAACGAAGAGCCTATGTGCAATCATTGTGATAAAAAATTATGCATGACTAGAACGTTTGGTATTCAAGGAGAGTCTGTATTTCCTGTATTAAGTGATCTACAAAAAATAAAATTAGATAAACCACATTATTATGTAAACGTAGATGGAGAAAGAGTTAAGTTAGAAGACATTACATTTTTATTAGAGCAAAGATTATTTCAGAGAGCTGTTGCAGAACAATTAAATAAACGACCACCTGCTGTAAAACCAAAAGATTTTGGTCAATACATAGATGGTTTATTAGCAAACGTAGAAGAAGTAGACCCTCCTAAAGGTGCTACTAAAGTAGAGCA